CTTAGTGAAGCCTTCCTGGATCAGGTTTGAACGTGTCTGCTCAGCAAAAGACACACCACGTAAGCGCTGGTCTTCTGTGGCGGCGCGTGTAATTTCATCCAGCTGCTGCTGAGAGAAACCTTCCTGTATTAAAGCCGAGCGTGCCTGCTCGGTAAAGGCTACGCCCTGCAAGCGCTGCGATTCTATGGCAGCGCGCGTGACTTCGTCGAGGCGTTGCCTAGTTAAACCTTCCTGGACTAAGTTAGAACGTGTCTGCTCAGCAAAAGCTACGCCCTGCAGCCTCTCCTGCTCCTGCGCCGAACGAGTAAGCTCACTGATCTGCTGCTGCGACAGTCCCTCGCGCGCCAGGTTGGCACGTCCCGCCTCGGTAAGAGACAAACCCTCCAGCCTCTCCTGCTCCTGCGCCGAACGGGTTTGTTCGCCCAGCGCTTCTCCGGCGTGCCGCTCTCCTGCCCTGGCGGCCCTGGAGGCTTCGGTAAGCTGATCGCCGGCACTTCCGAACATCCCCGCCTGGGACAGGGCAAGCTGCCCCTCCTGTCCCCGTATCGCTCTCTGCTCTCCAAGCAATGCCATAGCCTGAGAGAGGGCCCTGTCCTGCCTCTCTCGTCCACGGGCGACAATATCCAGCTTAGCCCTTTCAAGGCCTTCAGTGAGCTTAGGGAGCGCCTCCAGCGGTTCTCCAGAACCTCTCAGCAGGTTCAGGTTCTGGAGACGCTGGTATTCGGCTGCCTGTATCTCGGGGATCCGCGCCTCAAATTCCGACAACTCCCGCTGGGTGACGGCATCCAACCCTCCACCCTCGGGACTCAACCGCCGCTGTAACGTCTCCTGCAGCAGCTGCATCAACGGAGACTCCTGCCGCTCGCCAATCACGCCAGGCTGAATATTGGCAGGTAGTGCGGGGGCTGCTGGTGGCTGAGTAAGCGCCGGAGCCGGAGGGCTGACGGTCGGCGTCTGCGGCGATGGGGTCGGGGGTGGTGGTGCAGATGGAGGTGGTGCAAACGATGTCAAAGCCGGTGAAGCCGGACGGGGTGCCGCCTGCGGAGGGCTGACGGTCGGCGTCTGCGGCGATGGGGTCGGGGGTGGTGGTGCAGATGGAGGTGGTGCAAACGATGTCAAAGCCGGTGAAGCCGGACCCGGCGTCACGGGTGCAGGTGCAGGCGCAGGAGCCGATGCAGGACGCGTTAATGACGCGCGCTCAGCGCGAACGTCTGCGACGCCCTCTGTGATCTTGGGCGTCGTCTGCGTGTTCTGCCGGATTTGCTTGGCGATCTGCGACTGGCCGGGCCTGCCCTCCTGCGGTGCGCGCGTTTTCCCTTCGGAGGCTCCTGGGTCGAAGGCCTCGTCGTCACCAAACTGCCCACGCTCAAAACCGCCGATACCGGGGACTCCCGTATCCGACACCCCTCCGCGGCGAGCCCCGCCATAGCGCGACCTCGGATCCAGGGTGGAGATCGGCTCTTTGCTGACCCTGTCGTCGGGGCGCTCACTACGGCGCTGCTCAGGTGTCTGGTTCGCCTTGCGCTGCGCTGGCGTCATAGTCTTAAGGCGCCGCGTTTTGCCCTTGAATCCTGTTGTCCGGATAGGCATCGTTCTTCCCTTTAGGTTTGCGGCTGGCGTATCCTGCCCAGGGGATTGTATATCTGCACCAAGCTGCGAATAACGAAAGGCTGGTCGGCCTCACTGTTGCGCATGCGCACCTGCGAGTTAGGATCGTAGCCCAGCAGGCGAAGGTCCATAGTCGACGTGACGTTGTTGCCGGCGATCTTGCTATGCCCTACCATAAAGTCTACACCAACAGCGTCGTAGCTGCCGGTCTGTGCGAACGACTGCGCATTGGATCCTATCGACTCGGTACTCTGCGTCATCTGCACATCCCACTGTCCCTTTACCTCGTAGGAGATGCGCGTATGAAGCCACCGGTTTTTTACGTCCGGACCCTGAGGTGCTACCGCCGACGTGTCAAACCACCCGTCATATTTGTTTTCCGTTGTCCCGTCGTCGTCGTTGTTGTTGGTCTCGTGTTTGTAGAGGAACCCATCGCTGTATCCACCCATCTGCGGAACATCGTCTATCAGCGCTCCGCAGTTACGTTCCAGGATCGTCAGGTTCCTGTAAGGCGGATAGAAGATATCCCGTAGATAGTCGTAGACGACAATGCAGTTGTTGTTGGTCTGCGACGATCCATAGGGCAGCACAAACCATACACAGTTTTTGTTCGGATAGACTATGGCGAACGACTGCTTCAGACGGTCCTTGTTGACATTATCCCAAAAGCGGGCGCCATCCAGCCGGTAGGAAAACTTCCGGGACTCGGACCCGTCGAACCGATACAGCCCATCGCGCGTAGGAAACAGTTGCATCGTCCCACCGTTGGGCGAGGGGACGATGGCTATCGCCCTGCCGGAGATCGATCCCTTTGTCGCTCGGTCATAGGGAGAATAGGGGGTGTCGCTGATCTGCGTCGGCGTCAGGATCCGTATCAGGTTCTTGCCGTGCAGAGCGAGCGCTTCGGCGCCGAGTGCAGCGATGCCCGTCACATCCGTAAATGTCGAGAAGATATCATCAGCAGCCCACGTCTCGATATCGGCAAGGCTGCTGTAGTTAGTCTGCGAGACCGCCACGCTGTTATTGCCGGCCCATACACGTCCATCCCACCACGCCCAGTGCTTCGCCCACGTAAAGCGGCCGTCGACGTCCAGCGCAGCGATGTTGCCGCTCGCCGCCCACTTGATCATAACATCTCCGCTGACGCCGTTGTTGCCTACCAGCGCTCCATCAGCATCAGCGAACTCCCAGGTGTTGTCATCGCCGGCGGTTATCGTGTTGCCGTCCGTCCTGTCAAGGGGAGTGCCGTCAGGCTCCTCGTAGAACTTGTTGCCAGCCACCGCAAAGGTTTTCTCCGATGATGCCGAAAACACCTGCTGCCCTACAGCCGTCAGCGTAGCATCGCTGTTGAGCGACGTGTTCTGAACGTCACTGCCCGGGCGCTTTATCGCCTCACCGCCCAGGCCTATCTCGACATTTTCCCCGTCATACATCTCATCCAGGCCGCACGACTCCGGCGTTACTGCGAAGTTAACCCCCCTATGCCAGGGTCCGGCGGGGTGCGGCAGCCCTTCTACAGCCATAGCTCAAACTCCTAGAGGCTAAGTGACAATACCTTGAAGTCGATGCCCGTCTCGAACTCTTCAGAGCGGGAGAGAGAGACTTTGTCGGGGATGGCGATACTACCATCAAGCATTTCGGCCTTTATGATCTGATCTTCATACAGTTGCTTGTCCGATATCTGTCCCTGGGCGTCTCCCTCTTCGCCTTTCATAAATGCGCTTACCCACAGAGTCATTGCGTTCTGCACCCAGTCGGGATAGGTCAGGTCCAGGTCGGTGCCGTCATCGGTGGCGTCGTCGGCAAGCTCGGAAGCCTTGGAAATATACCGGTAGGATATTGTCTCCGACGAGGTGTCAGGGGTGTCTATCAGGTCGACCTCCCAGTATCCTGTCGAGGAGTTGATGCCACGGTATACGACAATGCGCGAGCCACCGGTCATATCTTCGTCGGGATCCGCGGGGTCCGTCTCGGCATAATCCCTGACGATCATCATCGCGTCGTCGGTAGTATGCCTCCACGAGTTACGCAGGGGACGCAGCACATCCGCTGCCAGCGAATAGGTCCGCACCGTAGCCGTTGTGGTGATCGTCCCATCCTTAAAGCGAAAGCGCCACTCCCGCCGGTTGACGAGATCCTTCAGCCCCATGTTCAGTTGGTCTCGTGCTGCGGTCGTGTAGCTTGGCACATCGGTGGGCAGGCCTGCCCTGCGCAAACCCATCGTCAAAATTTTGGTCCCAGTCATCGGCTATGTCTCGCTCGGTTATGCCTGCTCACCAACCTTGAAGGACTCTATCTGCGGGAGGGCACTGCCCGTCGTCACCGGGATCTTCGGTATGTTGTCAACGATCGATGCCAGGTTGCCTCCAGCATTTACCACCGACTCCACCTGCCGAACCGCTTTGCCTGCCGGCGAGAGGGCGTCGGCTGCGGCAAGCTCGTCAATCTTCCGCTCGCCGATCGTCGTCTGCCTGTTGAACCATCGGTCGATATAGATCCTGGAGTGCCGCGCCTCCGTCTCTCCCAGTGCCTGCAGCAGTGTCTGCGCCTCCTCCGGTTCTTTGGCGTTGGGTATGATTTTCCTCTCTTCATCGATGGGCTCGAATCTCGCGATAAACTCCACGCCCCTGACGGAGACCACATAGCCATAGCCCTCCAGCGCCTTGATCACCTCGCTATGCTCTTCAACATCGCGAATGGCAACATACTCGGGCACCGAGGGAATAAAATCCTCGCCGTGGCTTGCCGGGCCTGCCGTCGTCGCTACGATCGACACCTGCTCCTGCGTCTGCAGCAACGGGTTCTGTCCAATGTTGACATAGTCGGCATTCGTCCGCCGTGCCGGAGCCCTCTCCTGCCTTTTCTCCAGGGCGGAATCTACAGCCTTGCCGACGATGCTCTCTAGCTGCGATACCGTCAGTTCGATCTTATTCTCTTCAGGCGTAGGCTCTTCAGATGCAACCTCTTCTACATTCGCTTCAGGCGCCGGCGACTTTCCTGCGCCCTTCTGCCGGGTCGTTGCCATCGGTGTTCTCCTTTGTGTTTGGGCTTCGCACCCCGAAGCCTTTGAACGTAAACCACTCCACCGCGATCTTCTCGCGCGCTTCATCGTCCAACCAGACCTCGATCGTCGGTATATGACAGGTCGCCGAGGTCAGCGTGTTCTCGTGCATCATCACGCACCACCGAGCATCCTCTGCGTTGAGATGGTGGGACTTGATCAGTGACTCTATCTGTTCTTCCGCCGCCCTCCGACACCAGAGGCCCACCAGAGGCCTCTTGCCGGCGCTGCGCATCCAAACCGGCCAGGCCGTCGACAGGTAGGTGTTCTGCACAATGTAAGGGCTCTCGTCGCCGACCATCCATTTCTCCAGAGGACCGTAGCGCACGAAAGGACATAACCCCGGGGCGGTCTCCTTCAGCCGGTGGTGCTTGAGGATCCTCTCGTCAAGCTTCGGCGTCTCTTTACGCAGCGGCATACCTGCCTCCCTGAGGTGGCGAGCCATAGCTGAGGTGCCACTGCGAAACCCAAAGATCAGACCGATCACCTGGCAAGCCCCAGCAGCTTCGCCATGTCCGCCGACCTGTTAGCGTTCTTCGCCTGGGTGCGTTGCTCCATCGCCCTGCCCTCATCCAGGTTGCGGCGCGCTGCCGTCCCCGCTCCCTTTAAGACGTCGCCGATGTTAAATCCTCCCAGCGCTTCCAGGTTGGAAGACCGCCCGGCTCCGAGCGGGGGGCTGGCCGGAGGTGCTCCTCCACCAAGGGGTGGTAAGCCTCCAGGAGGTCCGGCCGGAGGTGCTCCAACCTTAAACTCGGGAGGCAACAAACCTCGCTCATCAGGCAGCACGCCAGCGGTGTAAGCCTTGCGGTAGTCGTACATCACCGGCGGCATATCCGGATCGGGGTTCAGGCCCAGACCCTGGGCGATCTGCGCATACCACTTCTGGAATGACTGCTCCTGCTCCGGAGGCAGCACCGTCGGCGGCGCCTGCTCTGGAGGGGGAGCGCCCAGGCCTGGAGGCGGTCCTGGAGGCGGTCCCGCCAAAGGACCCGGTGGAGGTGCTGCCGGCCCAGGAGGTGCTAGCCCTGGCGGAGACGCTGCCGCTCCCGGGGGGCCTGGTCCCGCTGGCTGCGGAGGAGGAACTCCCCTCCCTATCCGCTTGATAAACTCATTGGGCATGTCTTGCCGCCTTTCCTATTGCTGTAGTCCGCGTCCGAGTGTCCGCAGAAACTCAAACTGTTTAGGTAGCTGCGGGGGAGACTTCACCCTCTTCACCATCTCTTCAAGGTTCTCAAAACCAGGCCTGCCCGCCTGGAGCTTTCGCTGTTGCTCCTGGTAGGCTTTCATCAGCGCCTCGTTCACCGGGTAGGATGGTTGACCCGACACCCCTCGAGGGTCTATAGTGAAGGGGTAGGGCTTCGCACCCGCCAGGCCCTCCGGCGATGGGCCACTGGAAAGATCCCGAAACTCTACGAACGGTTTCGAGAGGTCGTGCTGTTTAAGGGCTGCCAGTGATTCTTGCGCCCATTCTTTCATCTCTCTGATCTCGCCACTACCAGAGCCCACCGATCCACCAGTAGCAGAACGGGGTCCATAGGTCTTATCCAGCGCCCAGAAGAACGCCTGGGTCTCTCCCGGGGCGAGAGCGACGCCGTGCTTCTCGCTGATGTCTTTTGCAACCCGGCCGGTCATATATTGTGCTACTCGGTAAGATTGGTCCATCTCGATCTTTGTCTGCACGCGCAAGCCCGTCTCAGGCGATACGCCTCCGATAGAAGCTCCAGATCCAGTGAACGAGGGCGCCGGCTTATTCGGCGGCGACGGGAACAGGGCCCCCAGGGCCTCTTTGCTTAACGTCTTTTTTTCTTCCGCTGTCGGCTTGCTCAATATCTTTTTTATCTCACCTGGTTTCTTCAGGCCTGGCTCCGCGATCCTCTTTGACATTGCGCTTGCATAGGCCCGGTTCGCTTTTCTCGTCTCCTTGTCCGTAACTCCCTCGTTTAAGATGTCTGCTATATCCTTTACTTTCGTTTTCTCGCTCATCAGTTTGCTTACATCTGCGGTTCGCTGTTTTTTTGCCGCGTGTATTCTGGTCTTTTCCGCAAACTCCTCCATCACATGCCTGGGAGGTTCTCCATACCACGAGGCCATCATGACGTCGTTGGTGGTGCCAGGAAAGTGACTTCCTCCAAGGAAGCTGTTGAGCGTAAAGGTCTTCGTCTTCAGGTCGCCGCGCATCATGCCATCTTCATAAAACGCCGCCAACTTATCGGCGATTTCGCGCTGGGTCATCATCGACACATTTTCTGTCTCACCAACCACCGGCACCCCTTTCCACTTTTTCGACCCCCGGGATCTAAGGAAGGTGTCGAGAAACAGGTCCCTGAACTCTTCCCTGTTATACTGCGCCGGCGAGGGCAGAGAAGCAAAATAGTCCCGGGCTACTCGCATCGCCTCAAACGCATCGCGTGGATTGACCTTGGCGGCTTTCTGTGGCGAGAGTATAGCGAACGCAGCATCGAACTCCGGAAGGTTGTGCTTTCCTATACCCTCGACCGGATCCTTCAGCCAATCTATAAGTTGATCATACCACTGAAAGGATTCAGGCCACCGACGTATGCCCTCTTCAGTGATGGCGATCATCTCGTCGGTATTGACGTGACGAAGCATTCTCTCGGCTTGGGCGTTTAAGCCGATACCTTCGGCTGCCAGCATCGGCTTGAGTGCATCTGCCAGTTCATCGCCTGTAGGATTCCGCCCCAGCCTCTGTTTGTAGGTGTCATATACGACAGCCATCGCATCTTCCATAATGCCATGAGGGATCTGCACGTCGGTTTTCCCTGGAGGCATAAACCTCTCATACCCTTCCGTCGTCACAAAGGGGAACCTGTAATAAGAAACATCCTGCAGCGGTTCGCCCTCCTTCACGAGTGCTTGCGCCGTTTTGAGCGGCGCCGGTCCGGCAAGCTCTTGCTCGATCCTGCCGACAGGGCCTTGTGGCGTTGCTTTAGACAGGCCCTCGATCTCTTGCGTCCGTCGCTTTATGCGGTCCTCGTAGACCTTTATACCGTCCTTCTGTAATGTCCGCGCGAGCATTTCTCCTTCGGACTCCGCAGCCTCCCGTATGAGGCTGGCCGGCGCCAAACCCTTGTGTATTTTCGACGCCTTCTTCTTCAGTTCCTTCGACCCTGTCTCTATCGCCTCCCGCACGCCCTGCTGCTTAACATTCTCGGTGACCTTCTTCAGATGTTTAATAACCCCTCGCAGGAAGTCCGGCGAAGCCATTGCCGTTGACAGCAGCGGAGCAGCCCCCTTCTCTATTAGGGCTTCTAGCAAAAAGCTCGCAGGGTTAGTTCGAAACTCGCTGCGCATCATCCCGGGGATTTGTCCAGCCACGCCTTTCAGTGCCTCACGCCCTTCCGGCGTCGTCGCCAGTGTTCCGACATCCATCGCCGTTCCGGCGGCTTCCTTTATTTTCTCTCCGAGCATCGATAGGTTTTCGCCCGGCGGCCGGCTTACGGTTGCCGCCAGACCCTCTACGCCACGGGTAGCCATTTTGCCAAGAGAGGGCAAAAGATTCTCCAACGCTGTGGCAACATCTCCAGAACTCGTTCCGAGGAGTTCGAGAAACCGTCGCCCTTTAGGAGTAATCAGCCCCGCCGCTTCTCGTCGCCGCCTTTCTTCCTCGTCGATGGCGTCTTGTGTTATCGGCAGCGCGCCTAATATACTGCGAGCACTCTCCGGAGGTGGTGCGATAGGCTTCGCTGGGGGCAAAGGCGGCGATAGAATATCCAGCAGGGTAGGCTGCTGCGCCTGTCGTCGTTTCTCGAAGATAGTCTGCGCCATCTACCCTATCCCCCCGTAAACCTTCGGTCCTTCGGCATAGTCACTGTCCTGGAACTTGTCGATCGCTCGCTTTACCCCTGCGATGCTCGGCATCGTCGGTGTCTCGATGTCGTGACCCGGCAGGCGACGGCTGTTCTTCATCACGCCCTTGAATGTCGGCAAATCCACGCGCGCCTCCGGACCGCCGGCGATGCGCCGTATCTCCCACCCTCGATACATGACGACGGCAAGGGTCGCGTGCCCTTTGATGGTCGGGTATGCACCGAACTCTTTGATCTTCTTGTTCACGCTGCCACCATCGGTTTCTCTGCGTGCGCCAGGTATCTGTCGATCAGCACCCGTACGTCGTGGTTGCCCTTCACCCACTGCCGTCCCCACGTCTGCGGACCTGCATGCTTCTTGAGTTCCTCCGCCAGGTCCTCTGCGCTGTAGGATATCCTGTTGGTGCGCCCTGAGCAGTTGCGTCGCACCAGTTCGCTCACGTTGTCTTCCGTCACCCAGCCGTCGCCCTGCACCTCCCACTGCCGATAGCCGTTGGGCCGGCGGGCGAGGACGAACGCTGCGCAGTTGCAGGAGAGCGCCTCATACACTCCGCGGCCGGAGGAGATCACAATGTCGAAGTAGGGCATCAGCCTGTCGATATGATAGACCGGGTTGGTCTGATAGTTGGCGAAGTCGAACGGCAGCCTGGCGATGCCACAGGCTCTCTTACACAGTTCCTGTAGCTGGGCGTTCTTCGTGAATATCAGCACCCGGGGCAAATCATCGCGCTTCCGGTCCAGGGGCTTGAACCTCTTCAGATCGATCGGGTTGAGTATCACCTCGGGGTTGAACTCCATCGCGCTGCGCGTGGCTATCTCCTCGCTCACCGCCACGTAATGATCCGCGCCGAACACCATCGTTTCGAGACGATGGGCCGGTCCGTGCGATGTGAAGACCTTCGGACCTTCGACATACTCAATGCCCTGCACATACTCAATGCCCTGCAGCATGGTGTTGTGGTTTACCAGGCACAGATCGAACGGTCCGTGCGGGATCTGGTCGGTTACCTCGAGGTTGTGCAGGCGTCGCTTGGCGAACTCGCCTATCCGCGGGGACAGGACGGTCACCTCGTGGCCTCGCCTCTGTAGCTCGTGCGCCATTGTCTCCGTCCAGGTCTGCGTGCCGCCCAGTTCAGCCAGGTCGGCGTTGGTCATCAGGATTCTCATGATCCCTCCTTACCTGTAGGGCAGCAGACTGCCGTCGGCCTCCGCCACCACCTTGCCATCCTTCAGATTGGGGTGGCTGATATGGATCATCATTGCGAAACTTTTTTTATTGCCTCGCAAAAACAGCGTAGATGCGCATATCCTCCATCCGGCACTGCTGCATCTCCAGGCCTACGCGGTCACACCACCGGGCCAGGTTGAGCTTCAAGACGCGCCTTACATCGGGACCCGGCACCTCCGGCTTCTTCATCGTATCGCTGACATACAGGATTCCGTCGGGCCCTATCTGCTCTACAGCCCCCTGCAGCGTCTCGTCGACGTTGCCTACAGACAGCGTATCCAGCAATAGAGCGTCTTTACGGCCCTTGACGGGCACATACAGCTTTAAACGCGGATCCGGCGCGTTAGGGGTGCTAGCGCGCTTCCTGGGCTTCTTGGCGGTGCTCCTGGTGCTCTTCGCCGTGCTCTTGCTCGATTTCTTCGAGACTGACTTTGCCATTGCCTCCTCCTGCTATAGCCTGCTCCAGGCTGACCACCTTCCGTTGTGGGACATATTCTATATCCGGACCGTAGGCGTTGCCCCAATCGTCTTGGAGGGGTTCCATCGTGAGCTCGCCCTGCCTAAGCTGCATCCGGCGACTCTCCTCCAGCCTCTTGTGGACGACGATCTCCCCGGGGTCGACATCACCGTGAGCAATGGTCCACCCGAAATGGACATAGCGGTCGATGCCGAGGTCCTCGCAGTATTGGCAGAAGAAGCTGTCGGTAGGACAGGGACCCCACTGCCTGAAGGGATCCAGCCCCAGCGGTGTCTTGATATATTCCCGCAGCCGGTCCTGCGTCTGCTGGTCTCCCTGGATCAGTGCCTTCAGGTCCTGCTGCGATACCAGCAGGTTGCCCCAGGCCTCTTGCATCTTCTCGAACACCGACATCTTCACCAGCGTGAAGGCCCAGGATATCAGGTCCGTCTTCTGCACAAGATCCTCGCCCTCCACATAATCGAAGGGTATGAGGTAGGCATTCTTGTCCTTCATCTCCTGCCGGGGAAGGATCATCGACACCTCGGGATGGTCCTTGCGCATATTCAGGCTGTTGTGGGGGAACCCCCGCTTGTAGGTATGGAAGCCGATCACGTCTTTGTCGGCCTCCAGCAGCACCTCCAGCCCGTCGTCGGGGTACTGGTGGTGGTCGCACTCCGTAAACAGGATATGACTGGCACCGATCTTGGTAGCGTGCCGCACAGCCACCTTCTGTGCATAGTGCAGGCCCCTGTAATACTGCGTCACCGTCACCAGGTTATGCTTCACCCGGTTGCGAGCATACCACTCCTGGAAGTTCTCCATATGCTCGGGCTGGGGGGTGAGGAAAGGCCTGCTGACGACGATCGGGGGCTTGCCGGTTTTCTTCGCCTTGCAGTAGATGCGCCCGCCGGTATCGCGCAGCCAGGTGATGATAAATCCCTTCAGCCATCTCTTCAGGTCGGCTGCCGTGATAGCACGCAGGTGAATAGGGTTGCTGTCCTCGACGTTGGGAGCGGTGATGTATACTTCGCCGCCCACCCTGAGACATCGGTTCGCTGTGGCTATCACCTTCTCTGGGTCCGCTACGTGCTCCAGCGTCTCCGTCACTAGCACATAGTCATAGGGGCGCTCGTCGTCGAACTCCTCGGCATACCCCTGGTAGATCTCGCCCTTCATCCCCTCGGGCTTCATCTTATGGAACTTGTCGATAGCCTCCTGCACAAGCTCCACGCCGACCACGTCACATCCCAGCTTGCTATAATGTATCAGGCTGGCGCCGGTGCCGCAGCCCAGATCCAGGATGCGGGATCCTGACCGTGGACGAAAATGCCTCATCCACGGGCGCAGGTCCGTCCGATCGTAGGAGGGGTTGTCGCGATACAGTTCCTCATCGCCGAAATCACCCGCCGGGTTATGGAAGAGCTTCAGAAGGAATGAACCCCGCCCCACGTGCAGGTCCTTCAAAGTCTCTTTGGTAAGCTCTTCGCCGGATCCGCGGATCTTCGCCAGGCCGGCGACCAGCCTCTCCTCGGCATCCAGAGCCTGAGGGTGATAGACGTGGCATTTCTCCTTGACATACGCTATCTCCTCCGGAGTCATCTCCTGCTTGTAGCTGTCAGCGATGCCCTTCCGGAACACTCCCGGGTCACCTTCGAACGCAGGCTTACGGTGATTGGCCTCCACGGCACAGTTGACTATCGCTGTAGTATCCGCCAGCCCACAGAACTTGAACAGGTTGGTGACCTCGCAGTGGGGAGCCAGCAATAAATCTTCGTAATGGACAATCTTCATCCGCGGGTCAATGCGATGCTCCGCCCACCGCGCCATAATCTCGTTGTAGGCCAGCGTCGCCCGCTCGATGGTCCAGCTTTGCGTGCCGGCGGCATCGCCGCTATGCATCATCGCATTGATGGTTCCCAGCGGCGACCTCTTCACCCATACCACCTTCGCCTCGGGAAACAGTCCCCAGATACGATCCAGCACCAGGGCGTGCGTCGGCGTTTTTTCGAACAACACCTTGTCCAGAAAGACATCCTGAATGCCATCGATAAGCTGCCTGATATAAACATCACTATGGCGTTCACCGAGGTGCGATACGAACAACGCCGTCTCCCGCGTCACCGTCGACACGCCCATGTCCTCGGGCACCACAGCCCTGGTGTCAGGATGGGCATTCATCAGTCCCCATACCCAGTTGGTGCCACTGCGAGGACACCCTACGATAAATATCATCGACTCATCCTTTCTCGGCTCTCTCGCCGATTGCATACCAGTAGGAATCATCTGAAAAACTTCGAGGTATCAGCCCTGCCTGTAACACATAGACCTCCAGCACCAACAACGACACATCGCGAACGTGCGTGGTACACCGCTTCTTGATCTCCGCCAGAAATAGGGTGCCACCTTCCTTCAGAAGCTCAGCGCAGCGCCAGACGACATACCCGGGATCGACGACGTGCTTCAAGATATCGGTGCATACGATGTGGTCGAACCGCTCGTCCGTCTCGAACTCTTCTATCAGATCCGGATAGACGGTAATCCTATCTCGCGTCGCCTCCTCCAGCGCTAGACAGTTCTCCTCGCAGTTCTCCCTGTAAGGCGCGCCGGGCTCCAGCCCTGTCACCGTATGTCCCGACATCGCGTAGTGTATCAGGTTGGCTCCCAGGTAAGACCCTACGTCCAGGATGGCGCTGCGTTCTTTCACGGGGAAATGCGCGATGTGCGGCCGCAGGCAGAACGTGCTGTTCTGCGGCAACGTTGCAGCCTCCTCGAAGAGAGCGCGGTAGTCGTCAAGCTCACTTGACGACGGGATGTTTAACCCGGGGGAAGACCTCCACGTCGCCGGACCTGACGTCGGCCCAGCGGACGAGATCGAATCCGTAGTCGGACTTGCCATCATCGTGGACTGCTCCTCCTCGCCGCTGGGCCCACTTCTCTGCATACTTCGGGCCGAACACATCGGCGTAATAGTTGCACTTCTCTTCCCACGCGTCGATCGATATGGCCTTGCCCAGATGCAGCACGTTGCCGGCGATAGTGTGCGACTCCCTGGCGCTGAGGTAGCACGTGGGGTTCCTCTGGTCCGGCTTATGGAACGTCGGGTTGGTCTTCGCCCTGAAGAAGTAGGGCTGATACTGCCACTCGGGACCCACCCACCGGCGCTCCGTATATGGATCCTCGGCATCCTCGGGAGTGATATAAGCGTCGAAGCTCTTGCAGGCTATAGCTTCGAACCTCTCATTCTCCAACACCTCCTGAGGCATGTCGTAGATCCACTCATCGCCGTCGAAGTAGACGACCCAGTCGTCCTTCTCCATAAACCGAAGGGCCGAGTTAACCAGTATCTGCCGGTTGTAATACTCAGCCCTCTCTCTCTTCTCATCGAACAGGTCCGACGCCAGCACCTCGACGACCGACGGATGACGTCGGCAGATCTCCACCGTGTCGTCCGTAGAGCAGTCGTCATACACGTGGATCCGGTCGCACAGCCCCGACCAGTTGTCAAGCGTCCGCTCGATGATGTGAGATTCATTTCTAAGTTTGGTGATTCCCACAACCCTCACGCCACGTGCCTCCACGCAAGCCCCTGCCGAATCATTTGGATGGGACACTTAGTTACAGAAAACATCCGAGCAATACTCCTCTGCGACAAACCATCTCGCAACAAGGCCCTGATTTTTCTGACGTCACTCTCGGTCAACTTTGCCTTTGGATTATTCTCCCCCCAGGTTCTCGGGCTCCTGTTCGCCCGACCCTTTTCCACCATGTCCGCTAAGTTATCGCGTTGAGTTCCCACAAACAGGTGATCGGGATTTACGCACTTTGGGTTGTCGCAGTGGTGACAAAGACCCATCTTAGGTAAAATCGATGTGTGTGTAGACAAAACAAAAGCTATCTGATGGGCTTTATAATTTGAGTTGTTGATAGTCAAACACCCATAGCCATCGATCATATTGTTTTCCAGGTTCAGGGTTTCTAGCTCAACTCCACTACCATCTGGATACTTACGGCGTCTCCCACCGCTCCACCTACCGTCGTCAGGGTGATGTCTCCCGTCGTGCCGGTGGAAGCGGGGTCCTTGGTGAATCCCTCGTCACGCGCCATCTCCCACGGGAAAAAATCCGTCTTCGGCGGCCACTCCAGCGCCACTCCGCCCGGGCATCCGATGATCAGGTCGTCGGTCGTCGCGTCCCACTCCAGGTAGGCTATCATTCCGGAGCCGCCCGTCGATAGCCGCAGCCACTTGATCTCCGACTTGGTGGACACAAACGGCAACAAGGCCGAGGCGTCCATCACCACGTAGTCTGTCAGGTCGGAGGCATCGGCCTGCCCGAAATAGTTGACATAATACATGTGGGTATTGCCGATCTTCTTCTGCACCTTCTTGAATTTGTGTGCCCAGGCCATCTCTGAAACCTTTCATTTGCACGGCGTGCAAACTGTTTAACGGCGACGCTTCACAGCACGCTTTAAAGTCCCTGTCTTTCGGGCGGATCTCTCCGCTTTCCTCATCCCCCGGGCCCTCTTTCTGACCCCAGTCTTTTTTCGTGTTCCGATTGGCATCGCTTTTCCCTCTCAATGGATGTAAGCTTGGGGAGGGCGATAAGCGCCCTCCCCACTTTCTACCACTTTCCACCACCTACCCATTCAACTGAAGGAACAGCGGCCCATACTCGGAATCGGCAATAGCCGATCCCATAAAGCCGATTTTCACATCAGCGAAGTTGTAGGTAGGCCAGTCGGCTTCCGAGGCCTGCACGGCGATGTGCATAGGCTGGAAAGCCCCATTCACACTGTCGGACAGGGTCGCATTGGTCCCCTCTGCCGCCGTCCCTGCCGTAACATCCGCCAGGCAGTTCGCCCATCCCCAGGTCTGCGTCCAGGCGTAGTATGCCGCGGTGACGCCCCGGATCGGAATGCCCTTCACGTTCATGTCCACGCCATTGTCGGCGATCTTCAGGTTCTTGTAGGGATGGCCTTTGATCTCGCAGGAGGACTCGGAGTCCAGCGCCGCCTCGAGCTTGTCGTGGAGGACAAGCTTGACAGCTCCGGCGGTGGCCGGCGTCACCTCAGGCTGCGGATGCTCCTTGATGCGATACTTGTATCCTTCGCCTGCGCCGTCGGTGATGAAGAGATACCCTCCGGCCCATACGTTCTCCGCATCGTTCTCGGACTGGAACGTGTCGGTGTCCGTCAGGTAGACGGTGTCGTCGTCAGTGCCGTAGTCGTCCTTCGCGGTACCGGCACTGTCGGTGAACTTGCCATCGATCGATGCAAAGCCCGCCACCGAAATGTCGAGGGCCGCGAGCTTGCCGGCGGTGACAGCGGCGACGTAGTGCGAATACCGGTAGACGGATCCGTCATCTACGTCGAGAGGCAGCCCCAGCGAGGAGGTCTGGCTAGACTCCTCCTTGTAGAGGCCGAGGCTCGGGCCCGCCTGCCCCGAGCCCAACCGCGTGCGGATGGTGTGCGAATGCCCACCACCAAAAAAGGTCTGTGCCATTGCTATGTCCCTTTTCCCTTGCGGGGTCAACAGAACTGCTGATGGGGTTTGCCGCCCCGGTTCTGAGGAAGTTTAAACGCCTTTACGAGACGTTGGTCATCACGAAGTTACGCCGCGGGTTCAGCGCCACAAACTGGATGCCCACCAGGTAGAAGCCTACCATCGCGAGCACGCCGGTGGCATCCGCTCGGACAAACGGCGTCTTGGCGAAGTTGGCGCCCTTCATGATCTTGAGCTTCATGGTGTTGATGTTGTAGCCGTAGATATGGCTGGCGGCTACAGCGCGGTCCTTATACACCATCGCACCGCGGAAGGCGGGCCCACTGCCTACACGCTGTCCGCCGGCACCAAGCTGCGCCTTGTCGCGCGCGCCGAACCGGACATAGCCCTGCCCCTCGAGGGTCGACAACAGCTTGTGATACAGCGTCGACCCTGCAGCGATGTGCGTCACCTCTTCGTTGATGTCCGAGGCCGCCTCAACCTGCGCGCCGATCTGATCCCAGCCATTGAAGATGTTGGCGACCGTCTGCGCGGTGACGGTCACTGCGGAAGTGTATGCCTGGTTACGGAAGAACGAGTTGGCTGCTACGGACAGGTCGATGCCGCCGAGGGTTCCGACGCTGACAGAGTCACGCACCAGATCCTGGTTCCCCAGCATCGCCTTGCCGGTGGCCGCCGCGTTCATCGCGGTGTTGATAGCCGTGCGGAGACCCTGCCGGGCTCCGATGGATTTCGACTCGGCGAATGTTATCGCCGCCGTCTTGGAGGCCTGGGCCCTCAACTCGTCAGTCTTCGCGATGTTGACAGGCGACAGAGCAAACCGCCACGGGTAAACTGCCGTGGTGATCATCTCCTTGTCGTCTGTATCGACGGACTGCCGCTCACTCATCCACTCAGCATCCTGATACGCATACATGATGCGCTCTTCGATGCTCTCGCCGCCGACCTCCTCTTCCACCTTGCCAGCAGCGTGGAAGAGGTCGAGGGTCGGCTGCGAGTTTCCGATGTTGTCGGAAATACGGGATTTGCGTGCGCGCGCTACCGTCGAAAACAGAGTATCATAGGTTACTGTTTCGGTCTGCGCGGACATGCACAATACTCCTTACGTCTCGGCAGGCCTCCACCCTTCACGGTCCTACTCTCCTGCTCCTGCGAAGAGGGCGCCTACCTGGTCTCTCAAGTCGCCCTCCGTCATAGGCCCATCACCCGCCGGTGCCGTCATAGGCGCGGTCACCGACGCAAGGTTCTGTCCCTGGCTGCGTATCGAAGCGTCCTCGCTGCGTGCCGCTTCAGCCGTCTGCTGCAGCTTGCCGCTTAAAAACTCATAGGCACTCTTCACGGTGTAGGGCTGCTGCGTCGCCCGGTTCATCATGGGCTCCGAGACAGGGTTGTAGTCTGCATTCAACCCCAACACCCTTCGGATGTCGTCAGACCAGTCGTTGATATCATTTCCGTAAGCGTCAACAGCTTCTGCCACCTGCTTCTGGAAACCATCGCGTAGCTCGCGCTCGCGATCGGCGGAGATGCTACCCAATTGATCCTTCAGGTCCGGAAAGCTGTTCAAGATCTCCTCGAACGGCGCCAGGGCCTTCGACACCTCCTGGGTGATAGCCTGCTGGATGAACACCACCCCGTTACGGGTGTCGTTATCCAGGTTGGGCAGGTTGAGGGCTGACTCGATAATATCGACCTGCTCTTCCGGTGCTGCCTGCGGCGTGCTGCGTTCCAGCATCTGCTGCTGTAACGTGAGCAGTTCCTTACTGCGATCTTCCAGCGCCCGCTCACGACGCGACAGGTCCTCGAACTGCCGGGTGCCGTCACCCTGCACAGCGCGTACCTGCTTCTGAGCCGCCTCGACTGCTGCCCGATGCTCCCGGGGCACAGTCAAGGGATCTACGCGACGGAGGTCTACGGATTGCCAGTCGAAGGGCTTCGCGGTACTGGGCTGGGCCGGCTCGGGGGCAGCAAGAGGTGCAGCAGGCTCTGTCTGCGGGGTGGGAGCAGGATCTGCTCCGGCCGCGGTCTCATCGCCTACCGGATCCGCTGCGGATACGATGCCGATGCCCTCCTCAGGGGCGAGTTCTTCGGGCATTGATATTCCCCTTAAATGACAAGAGCCCCCAACGGTGCCGTTAAACACCGGTGGAGGCTCATTACTTCCTCGTTGCCGCCAGCCTGCACTGCACAGGTAGCGGATGGTCTATTGCTACTGTGCTCTGACTTCCTTGTCCCTCAGTATGATGTCGATACGCCCTACGTTGCGCCGGGTTCCCTCTACGGTGTTGAGGAGATACTCCCGGTGCTTCCGGAGGCTCTCGACCAGTTCAGGTTTAAGATAAGGCATTTCCTCTATCCAATCAAGATTAAACTTCGCCATCGGGCCGGGCCTCCTTCGGCTTATTTCCCCAGGGGAGAGGCTCGGAAGACTCCGCGGCAATGGGCTCGGTGAGCCCCTCGGGCTTCCTCTCTACTATCTCAGCCTCGACCTCCGGCAGGGTGACCTCGATAGGCTGAAGATGGGCTTTGTCAGCGACGATCCCCAGGGTGACGGCACCCGGCAGTTCGACGACCTGTCGCGTCGTGAGCGGGCGTTGGGCTCGATCGATGGCTGCAAGCTCCGGATGCTCTTCAAGCTGGGGCGGTGGCACGGGTGCCGGCGGGACAGGCGTATCCTCACCACCTCCACCACCACCTCCACCCTGCCCCCTATCGAAATCAGACGCCCCGCTGAATACAGGATCGGGATAACCGTCGTCCATCGGCACGTGCAGCTTCTCAATCAGGTCAAGTTGCCCGGCAAGGATCTCCGCCACCTTCTTCCAGGATCCTAGATCCAAAAGCTTGGCGCGGATCTCCGCTACTCCCTGCTGTATCTCTGAGTCTAGCATCGCTCTCTCCTCCTTATTATAGACGATCTTCCCCTCGGGAGCATAAAGATCGGGCACTACAAGACAGGCGTAATTCCAAACAGGACCGCGCTTTGCTCTAATTCCGCGGAGTTCGAGAAACCGTTGCCCTACAGGTAAGGAGGGATCATGAATCGTGTCCATGCTGTGCCTCCAACTTCGCCGCAGTGGCCTCGAGAAGAATTTCGTATAGTTCAAAACTCACGCAAATCGTCGACGGTTCCTTCGAGAGGTTGGTGGTTCGGGCGAAAGCCTCTTGAAATTTATCGATTTGCTGCTGCACTTCTGAATCTACCATTTTCCCTTCCCGATTATTCCAGGTTAACCGCAATGGATTAAATGGTCCCGCCCTGACCAAAGGGCAAGATTATAGACGACTCCTGGCCGAGCGGCTTCCCTTCCTGCTCGAGACTCATCATCTTGTCGTGTATCACACGCAGACCACTCGACAGAATGCTGGCGGTTAACAGATAGTTGAGTGACCCGTGAACCGTAGTCACCGTCTCGCCGTTTTCTCCTGGGCCCAGCACGACGGTAACTTGAATCTCTGCCTGTGACAGTTCAGCCTGTTCTTCTGGCATCGCCTTTTACCTCCCAGTTATCGTGGACTATCTCTCTCTCGGCAGGCATCAGGGGTTCAGCCCCAGGTCGTCGGGTGTCTGCGACCGCGGATCCTTCGAAACCTTGACCTTCTCCTCCTCATCGCCCCATACCACCTCGCCGCTGTCCGGATCCGGCTGGTCGTCGTCGTCGAACACCTCCTCGCTCATTTTCCTGTTCCCATCCACGGGATCTTCGATCTCCTCAAGGCCATACTTCTTCATCAGTTCCTGCTTGTGGCTGTAGCTCTGGAGCACCTCGCCGAACTGAGGATGCCACTTGCCATACATCGATGACTTGTCGTTGTGTATCTGAGCGAGGCAGGCCTGGTCGAAGATCTGCGCCGACGTCTGCCAGGGGAGCGACGCGCGACATAGCTTCAACACCGCCAGCCATAGCCTCTTCCACCAGGCGCCGGCGCAAGCGGCGCAGGTCCGGTGCCTGGGGATCTCGCCCGCCTTAAAGAAGATGTCTCGCTCAGTGTGCTCGCAGACGGTGCAGCGGTAGTCATGGATTGCCATTATAAGCGCTTTCTCATAGCACCGGGCCCTTAAAGGCAGGCGGCAATGCAGTATCCCCCTCTTCCCCAAGGGTTGCTCTGGATACATTCGGCTGCATTGCGCGCGAGGTGCGCAGGAAGGGACCCGGTACTAGATCTATGTCAAGAACAGCCAGACGGGGCTGGTCCTGCCGGTACATATCAAGCTCTACCAAAAAAAACCATCCCTTCTCGTAGTCTGTCACCCTCTGGCCTTTCCTATCTTCGCCAACATCCTGTTATGCTTTGTAATCGTGCGCCTCTTGCCACGGCGCATCTTCCGACGCTCCGGCAGCGGACCTCCCGGGTCGGAGTCGATGAACTCCTGCGCCACCTCCTGGGAGATGCCGTTCTCTGCTGCGAACTTAGGATCCTTGGCGGCCTTCGCCATAAACGCTCGTTGTGCTTCAGACTTGGGAGGCATAACTCACCACTTGGGTTGCACCGCCGGCATCACCGGCAGCGTCTTGCGTTCCGTCATCGCCTTTATCCTGCTGGCTGTGCCCAGCGTCAGCGGACCGAGGATAAATCCGTTCCGCCCCAGGATCGGACCGCGGCCGGAGACCAGATGCGCCTCCAGCAGCACCGTGGCTGCCTCGAAGTGTCGCAGTTCGTCGACCGTCAGCTTGAGAACCATCGGCGCCTCGGCCGGCGTGGGCTTCTCTCTCTCCGTCACCTTCGGTGGATAGATTTTCTCGTACCTTGTATCATCCAAATCGGACTTCTCTCTCTTCGTCACCGCTGTAGCGTCTCCTCAGCCTCTTTGCTGACCACGTCCTGCGTCTTCTGCGCGCTGCTCTGCACCTGTCCCAGCAACGTGTCGGGCGTCGGCGCCGCACTACCTACTATCGCCTCACCGCCAGCCTGCAGCCCTTTCTGCTCCTGGACCATCATATCCTGGTGCGCCTGCAGATGTCCCTCGGCGATCTGCATAATGATCTGCTGTATCTCAGGCTCCTGTTGCTGGAACTGCGGATACTGGGATATAGCGTCGGGGTTCTGTAGCTCCATATGCGTAGCGTGATCGAGGCCCGGCACCACCCCGGGGTCGACACGCAGGGCAAAGAACATCTGGTTCTCAAGCTCGGCGGCCATCGCAGCATCCGTATTCGCCTCGGCCCGCAGCAGCTTCTCCGGAGCAACATCGCCGTGGGAGCGGATGAGAAGCCGGTCCAGTTCCAGCCTGTTGACATTGGGACTGTCGGCAATCTGCGCAGCCATCTCACCTACCCTCGTGCGGTTCATCTGCTCATATAAGATGTTCATCGACCCAGCAGCGATCGAAACATTGACGCGCCCCGTCTTGCTCCACGCGTGGAGCGCCGTCGCTATCCTCTCCTGCCCGAACTTCGTCGTCAGCCTGTCGAGGTTCGCTCCGGGCCCCAGCACCGGATCCGCCAGCAGATTCAGGCACTGCCTCACTCCCCATATATATGCCAACTCCACGGGCTCCTGATTATACTCCCTGTTGATCTGCGTTTCGCTGGTGTCAACAGCCACCTCCGTCGCCGTAGCACCGCCCGTGCCCGTCGTCCGGATTGTCTCCGCCTCATATGCCAGCAGAGACTGCTCGAAGCTATCCAGGCCCGACGGCATCCCTCCCCATTCGAGAGGCTGCAGGTTCGTGGGAACCTTCAGCGTCAGGATGTCTCCGTCCTCTAACTCCTTCAGCGTCTTCGGCAGGCTGTTGCCCTCCACCGCATACTCTTCGGCGGCCATCGTGGCGACCCGCTTGAACCGGTCAAGGATATCCATCTTGCGGCTGACCGTCTTGATGATGGCGTTCTGGATATCATTCTCATATGCCATCACACTCTCACCCCAGAAGCCGTCGGCAACGTCGAACGACCCCGTGAAGTAGGGCAGCCCTCCCTCGACCAGGAAGAACTTGTCCGGCACCGGCAGGTCGGGCGTCGCAGATCCGTTCCCGCCGGCCAGCGCACGCACCCTCGCCAGAAGAGGATCGCCGGTCATCGGATCCGGTGTCTTCTCTATAGCTCCTCCGCCATTCGCCAGAAGGGGATGATCGATCTCCTCGATAGGCTCGTCCAGATCCTCCATGAACACATAGCGCTCCCGCTTTGTTCGGTGGTTGATCTCATAAAGCCGGACCGTCTTCGCCAGCCGGTGCGCCTCCAGCGTATGCTTGCGCTTCTCGTCATCATCCACATCGTCGAAGCCCAGCAGGTCCTCGCTGGTGATAGCGCCGCGCGCCTCTTTGTCCCTCAGCTTCTTCAGTTGCGTCGCGTGCTCCTTAAAGCGGGGGTTGTTGATCACTCCCTCCAGGGGAGCATAGAGGATCTCGCCCACGAACTCCGACGTGTAAAACTGCTCGGGAGTTACCAGCGGATCAATCAGCATGTTCTGCGGAGGGATACGTACGATATAGGGGAAGCCCGGCGGCACCAGGTCGGTAGCAAGATAACGCGCAGCCTCCCGCTGGCCGGCGGCAGGCATCACGCCGATCTTCAGGTAGGCTCGGAAGCAGAAGAGCATGTCGAAGATAAACTGCTGCACCGTCGACTTCGTCTGCATAATGTCCAGCACGTCATTGCCGAAATCCTCCAGCACCGCGGAGGTGTCCTGCAAGCCTTTGTCGCCAAGGGGATCGGCCGGATCGTCCTCGGCCTTCATGTAGATGTGCGGATACTTAAACGCCGTGGTGGCGATCACCTCCCTGACAATCTTGTAGAACCGGGAGATGTATATCGTTTTCTCCTTGGAGGAGAGCCCCTTGACCTTGAAGTCCAGGCCTATGCGTTCCTTCAGTTCCTTCCAGGCCTTGGCCCGCGGCTTGTTCTCGTCCTTGCATAACTTGATCATCTCACGCCAGTATTTCTGATCTTCAATCTTCATCGTCCGGATCCTTGCATACAAACGTGTTATGTTCGATGCCGTCGTGGTCGGTAAAGGTGGTCTCTGCCACTGCTCGCGTAGCATAGCGCTTTGCAAAAGCTCCGCGGGCCCTGAGGGCCTCTTTGAGAGCATCTCCCCCCACATCTACCCACCCCGTCTTGTCCACTTGCCTCAGAATGTCCTCGATAGAGATGTTCATTCGTCTATGTCCACCAAAACAAAGGATTTTATCTTGAGCTTCGAATACTTGACCACCAGCCATTCATTCACGTTTCGCTACTCCCACTTGTTCCCCTGTCCATTGCTGCCGTTGCTCTCGTTGGTCGCCATCTGCTTGACGACCATCTTGATATACTCCGGCGTGTTGAACCCTATCACCCTGGGTGCCACCGGCACCTGCTTGCCATACAGAGAGTCCAGCTTCAGGCCGAACCTCGCGATAGCATCGACCTGATCGCTGTAGCGGCCAGCAGGGAACGCTACAAGCTCGTCAGCAAGCTCTACAGCCCAGGGCCGGTCCAGGGGCAGGAACACCTTTCCCTGCCATAGACGGGCGCGTATGGACGCTGAGCGCGCTACCTTGTTGGTGTCCTCAGCCAGCAGGTCGAAGGTCAGGCTGCTGCCCTCCTCCTCGAGGCGCCGCTTCAGCAAGGGCAGCACGCTCTTCTCGATCTGCTGCTTTGCCGCCAGCCACGACAGCACATTCCACTGCCGGTGCATCTGTATCATGGCGTCGGTCCAGATGCCGGAGTGCGCCTTCTGCCGCCAGAGGTCTACGATGTAGATGTTCAGCTTGGCATCCATCCCGGCGATCATATGGACCGTGTAGGCTGCGTCCTTGCTGCCGGGATCCTCATCGTCGGTCACTGCCAGGTCCGAAGACCCGTAGAAGGCGAGATGCTCCGGAAGCTGACTTCGGTCATACCACTGGATCCACTCCCGCTTGAATAGCGACCCGCCCTCCGGCGCCGGGCGCTGCTGGAACAGGGCACTCCAGTTGCGCGGACCCTGCGAGACTTTCTCCTGCTCGAAATGATCCGGACCGAACCAGCCAGGCCAGAAGTATTCCCCTGCCTGCCGGCCGAGGGGGTCGTCATCTCGCTCGGCCTGAGCCTGGACACAAAGCACGTCCCATTCTTCCCCGTCCTTTGCCGTGATCTTTCCGCTCTCGCCAGCATATTTGTCTGGCAAGATCCGACCGGCCATATCGTCCTCATGCCAACGAGTCTGGATAAGCACTATCCATCCACGAGGCACCAGCCGAGTTCGAAGGTCGCTCGTGTAGGCCTCCCACGTCTTGTCTCGAATAACGTCGGAGTCAGCGGCCTCGCGCCCCTTAACCGGGTCATCAATGATCAGACCGTGGGCCCGGTTGCCTGTAATGCCAGCCAGGATCCCCGCGCCCATATACTCTGACTCATTCGACAAGAGCCAGTGGTCAGCAGCCTTAGACTCTGTCGACAGCTTCACGTCGAAGATGGATTCAAACTCCAGAGCCCGAACCACCGACCGACAACGCCTCCCGAACTTCTTCGGCAACGTGGATCCGTAAGACGCACAGATGATCGACCGCTTCTCCTCCTTCCCCAGGAAGTACGTGGGAAAAACCACTGAGGCGTAGGTCGATTTCGCAGACCCTGGCGGAAAGAGCAACATCAGCCGATTAATCTCTCCCCGCTCAATCTCTCCCAGTTTCCCAAGCATCAACTCGTGGTGCTCAGCAGGCTCAACGCGCAGAGGCTGGAGATCCTCGTCCTGGATGAAACCTTCGCAATCACAGTGCTTGCAGTGACCTCCATCATGCGGAACAAACCTCTCGTCCTCCAGGGGAACTTCAACATCCACCTCTTCCGGTTCATGTGACCCATAACCGTGACCACACAAACAGGGCACATCAACGTCATCGGCTCCAAGGTCCGTTGCCTGCACCCCGGGGACGTCGATACTTCGCACATAGGACAGGAGGTTCGACTTAGCCGTTTTGCTGACCGGCCTCGATCTGTGCCTGAGCTTGGCGTTGGGCTCGATCGATGGCTGCAAGCTGAAGATGGGCTTTGTCAGCGACGATCCCGTAGAAAACTCCCAGGTCGTCAGCGGACTGTTTTCCGAGCCATTCCTTGTCCTGTGCGTGTGCTGCGATAAGACTGAGGGTTCGAAGTTCAGTGACAAGTAATTCCTCGAGTAAGTCTGACAATCGATCTAATGACGTGTATTGGACCTGCTTTTTAATAGGTAGCTTTTTCGTCCACTTGATCAGAGTGGTTTTTGCGATGCCGTGCTTCTCTGCTGTCTTCGCCATCCCCATGCCCGCGCATAGGTCGAACATCACTGCTGCGACTTTCTGTGCTGGGTATGCCATTACTTTACCTTTCCCTCTGCCCAGGCCATTAGCCCTGCTGCCGCGCTACCTTGTTGGTGTCCTCAGCCAGATGGACGCTGAGAGTGAACATAAGCGCTACTGCCTGGTGGGACGGAATTTCTACGGCCTGGCTTTTAACCCACCACTCTATCGCATCCAGGCGATTCTGCAACCCGCGTTCTCGGGCAATAGACTTCTCCAGTGCCGATCGGGCCACCCACGGAAACCAGGCCATCACTCTGCCTCCAGCATATTCTGGAAGACCATGTCCGTCTCGTCTACCCGGCGCCCCTTACCGTTGAGCCGGCGCTCAAGGGCCGCGGCGATGGCGTAGGACCGGTGCTGCCCGTGGTCGCAGTGTATGTTGAGGGGCATCCCCTTGGGGAGAGACTGGGCGAACGCCAGTATTCGACCGGCCGTCTTGCGGGGGAGACTGTAGTGAGGGAACTTGACCTGGAGGGTGCGCTTGACCTTGGGGCTGAACTCGCGGAGGTGCGGCAACATGCGGCCCGGGTCGGTGATCTGGATCCAGGCGTGGTCCTTGCGGGCCTGGAAGACGTGGCGTAGTGCCTGGCTCTGGCTGAAGTGTTTGATGATCACTTGAAAAATTTCCTCAGTTGCTGTTCGCTCAGGGGCTTGTCCTTACCCATGTCCGTGATGTAGTCGCTCACCCGGGCGTCTCTGTTCTGGCTCCGGAATGCAGAAGGCCTTGACTTCTCAACGTAGGTGTCCATGCCCTCGCGGCGCGCTGCCCTGCTCATAGCCGCCAGGCGCTGGACCTGCTCCGACGTCACCTTCTGTGCGTCCGTCACCTGCGCAACGAAGGACTTTCCGGTGCCCAGGTTGCCGAACTCGGTGCGCACCGACCCGCTGGTCTTGAGAAACTTCGACAGTATCGCCTGGTCCGAGGCTTTGCCCACTCCCTTCGATCCGGCCTCTCCCATCGCCCGGCGAGCGATCGCGGGGTGCTGCGACCGCAGGTAGCCTCCACCACCCACCATCTTGCCATCAGGCAACACAAAAAGGGCGTCGCTCATCTTCCGCGTCAGCCCCTGTCCTTTCCTTACAGCCTCTACTGCACGCTCTCCCATGTTTCTGGCAATGGTCTTCGCCATACCCACCGGCGACGCCAGCGGACCGGCCAGGTCTAGAAGCGCATCCCGAGGATCGTCAGACACCAGCAGGTCCTTGATACCTCGGCCGAGGCCACGCAAGGAGAAAGGCTCGCCGGCACCAGGCACCAGAGGGGTGTCTACCAACACCGAGGGAGAATAGCTCGCCAGCGCAGACTCCCGCTCGGACCTAGTGCGAGGGCGCAGCAGTTCCGTGAAAGGATCTACCTTCGGCAGAACGAAAGGCATAAGGCTCTCCTGTTTGCACAGTGTGCAAATACGCGTGGCCTGCCCCGGGTTCTATCCATCCTTTGCCCGGGCGCAGGGACTTTGCTTGAGAGGTATTCGCTGGAGGGGTGCGGGACGGACCTCACCAACGGCACGAGGGGACCCCGCCGGCTGTTGCCGTAAGATCCCCTCGAAGACCAATGTCTAGCTCGTATCTCACGATCTACCCTCCATTGATCGATAGTTGCGATGCAATAAAGATAAGACCAATGGGGCAACGTGTCAAGGCTCGACTTTCTTTAGATCCTGCAGCCCGTGATCCTGCAATATCTGTCGGACAGTAGTATTTGTCCACCGTGAGGACCATATTTTCTACGCCCTCTGCGGTGGCAATCGTGGCGCGTTTCTCTTCTGGCATCTACCTATCCCTCCTGTTCCTCAGAAATCCACCAACATTCATAGCCCCATATTACATTCTCCTGTTTAGCCGCCAGCGTGCGCCCTGTCCATCTTCTACTGTCCCGTGCACGCACAACCCACGGGCACCCGCCTCTTGGACGGGGCCCTCCTGCTCCTTGCGGATGGCGGTTTATACTCCACACATCCCTTCACATCTCAAAACGCCAAAACCTCCTGCTTTAGGCGCTCTACGGCTATCTCACAATACTTCTCCTCAATTTCTATGCCTATGCTCCTGCGCCCTAAGTCTTTAGCAGCACGGAGGGTGGTGCCGCTGCCCATGAACGGGTCGAGTATTGTTTCAACGTCCTTTGGTGCTTGTCGTATGCACCAACTCATTACATCTACAGGCTTTTGTGTCGGGTGCTCGTTGCGGGTCTCGCTGTTCTTGCGAGCCATACCGTTCCATAGGTGTCTGATGATTCGTGTTGCCCCGCCGAGGTTCGTCCACGCCAATTCACAGTCGGCGAAATTGGTGCCGTCGTTCTTCTTGTCCCAGACTAGCCACTTCGTGGCGGGTGGTAATCCGAAATAATTGCCACCGAACACGACCGCGTTGGTTCCCGCAGATATGGCGGCGGCGAGTAGTTCCTGCGCGGGGGGTTGCTTGTCCCAATCCGACGCGAGGTAGACACGCTTCGCGAATCGTTTGTTTCCGTGCCCGACCACGACGCCCGACGATCTGCTCGCGGCGTTCCCGACGTCGATCCCATACGGTGGATCCGTCAGCACCAAATCTACGCTCTGGTCCTCCAGCGTCGGCAGAATCTCCCGGCAGTCGCCGTGGATGATACACGCCCAATCGTCACAGTAATACGGGTCAGAAACAGGAGGCCAGGTCATTTCTCCCCTTTCTTATCCATCAACCCAAAAGCCCACGCTATGAGTCATGCTCCTGCTCCTTGCGGATGGCGGGCTACTGCTCTGCCTTCATCGCTGCGTCAATGGCCCGCCTAAGAGTCGGCTCGCGCTCCCGGCGCTCATAGTCTCTGAAATGTGCTTTACTCACTCCTTCAAGTCCAGGATCTCCTCAAGTTCTCGGTAGTTACAGCAGGAGATCCCCGCAAGGCCATCGACTTCAACCCAATAATACACACCCACCAGCGGGCAGCGCATATCATCCAGCACCGCATATTTCTCTACGTCGTGATGATCTGCCACCCAGGTATGGATCTCCTCTGCACGCCCGGCACCATCAAAAGACCTCAAATCTGCTGTGCGCCAATGAGGATGAAGCTCAAAGCCCAAGAGCGCCTCCATATCCGCCTTTGTGTTGTGAAACCGCCAGATGGACGATATCACCACCCGAACACCCTGTTCTGCAATCTTGCGGACAAAAGCCAGGCCCACCGGATCGAACGCCCGCATCTGCTTGCCCGTGCCCAGCGCCACATGGGACCGCACCGTCACCAGCACTCCGTCAATGTCCAGGAATAGGACTTTCATCGCTCACTCCCTTCGCGCCTCGCCCTACAGATACCGCAAAGCCAGTCCATTAATCACCAGGTGAATGGTGTTATCAGCGATAATCAGCAGCCACACAGAGCCTTTGTGGAGGCGGTAATGGAAGTCCGTACTCTTCCCCTCAATACGATCCCAAATGGGCAATCCCCAACCAGATCTAAGACAACACGTCAACCACATTCTTTTGTAGCCAGGCATCGAGGTCTGATTTCCGGAACCTGGTGAGGCGCCCAACCTTGACAAAGGGCACACGTCTCTTTGAGGTCCACACTCTCAACGTACCAGACGTGCAGCCAATATAGGCCGCCGCTTCATCGTTATTCATCGTGCGTCCTTCGATCTCCCGTAAAACCTTCTTCCGGCCACGACTCATATTTGGTCTACCCCCTTCCCACCGTCTCTGTTGACAAGGTAGAGGTCGGTGTAGCGCTTCAAATAGGCGTCAGGCTTGGTCATCTCTTGCTCCTTTCAAACGTCGCCCGGTAGTCGTATCCTGTGTTCTTGCACTTAGGACACCGTATTTTCCTGTAATGGTGCTGGCCGTCCTTGCTGGTGCTCGTCACCAGCGACGGAAACTCCGTGCGCACGTGCTTGCACTTGAGGCAGGTTAAGGTCTCGGTCATACTCCAACCGGGACCCCGGCAATGTCTTTTATCACCTCGGACATCGCCGCGGACTTCAAGTCGGCTGCCAGCTTCTCATACCGTTCCACCCTGCGCAGGAGCACCTGCATATCCCTCTGCGCCTTCGGGTCCGATAAGTCCTGCGCGTCGAGGACGTCGCACTTCTCGAACAGGTCGCGGTTTTTCTTTTTGATCGGCATCGCCGCGGGGCTCCGTTTCTACCATCTCAAGAAATCGGCTCAAGGGGTGAAACCTCCACTTCTCTACCCTCCAGTCCGACATATCGTTGCCCTGTTCCTTTACCTCCTCAACCTCTTTTCCGAGCATCCAGCCCCACGCCACCACCGTCCGAATCTCTTTTGCCTTCTCGGGCGTCTTGCGCTGATAAATGCTGCCTCCCCACCCGTGCTGCGCAAACACATAGACAACCTCGGGATCGACACGCCGCCGTATATAGAAATCGTGGTATCGCACGAGCTTCATCTTGACATCGAAGCTGACCTCTCTTCCGGAGTCCCTCCAATACACTCCACGTATATCCCCGAGCCTGTCACGGACCCTGTAAACGGCACGATCGACAACGCCTCCCAAAAGCTTTGCTACGGCTGTTTCTCCAAGCAATCCTATGTAGTGGTTCAAGACCCCCTGATGCCTGTTCATCTTCGATGCGTCCCTCTGTGTGTTTTTGGCTCCCCTGAAATTCTTCGCCAACTCCCAAAGTTCCTTGCACTCATCATCCGACAGGGTAGTCCAGTTGACGCCCTCCAGAACACGCTCACCCACCCGACATCCCCCTTTTTTGGCGATCTTCATAGTCCCTCCTTGTAGGTTTTCATAGCGGCTAGATAAAGCCGATCCATCTCACCTGATCACAGCATCGAGCAATATCATCCTGGTCCTTGCCAGCAGCGCCTCTTCGCTACCGTGCTCGGCCTCCCATTCCTTGCGCCCCTGCCCTCCGAGGCGGCCCTCGCCATCGGTCGCCATGTGATGCTTTTTGCAGACGGGGATAAGCTTTAGGTGATCTTTTCCGCGACCGTGGCCGGTGTCGCAGTGGTGAGCGATCGACGGTCCGCGTCTACCGCAGCCCGGGACGATACACGCCATGCGCTTCACCCTGCGGACGTGCCGCTTCTCCCGGTCGGTCAAGGCTTGCGCTCGAAGCCTTTCCAAATCGCACCGATGAGGATCAAACATACTCCCAGTCCCGCCATATACCAAGCAAGCATCATAACGTCTCCTGTTGTAACCACAGGATCCGGAACAGATCGTCGCAGCGCCAGGCCAGCAGATCTACCAGCCGCTGGCGCGACGACGGCGAGAAATCAAATGTCAACTGATCAGAACGGGAGGTCACGGGCCTTCTCCATTGGCGACCTCTCTGCTGCCCGGTCGCTTGCGGTATCGTTGGGGTTCTGTAACTGCAGACGCCGACATTGTGCGTAGACATCCTTGTAGGTCCGCCCTAGGTTCTTCGCCAGGTAGTGGACGATGCCGGTGTAGATGCCGTTCTGGTCCCAGCGCCCTTTGATGCCTGTTGCTTCTGCGATTGGATTCACGTTCCCTCCATTTGCACACTGTGCAAATTCAACGGGTTTCTGGATACTGTTCTGATAGCGATGGCGCTCGCAGCTTCTCCTTCCAGCTATCGTTTGTCCTTTGCCTGTCACGCCGGTCCCGTTTCGCCGTATCGCGCGCCACCTCGATTTCTTGATGCCACCGTTCGATTGTCTTGCCGATCACCCCTCCGCTTTTCCCTCCGTTGCCCAGCAAGTAGTTCCAGCCGGCATTCTGCTGCACGACCTTCTGTCGGATCGCTTCAATGTTGGACGAGACCTCCCCGAGGATATCTCGGATACCGTAGCCATTGGGGAGGGCGTTGAGGTGTAGCTGCAGACGTCGCGTGACGGATCCCGATACGGGGATGGGGTAGGAGAGTTCCTCGAGCAGTTGCTTTTGTAGTTCCTGCGCTTGAGGAAAAACAGCACCGGCAGGAGGATCGTCCGCTACCATAGCTTGTTCTTCCTCCTTATCTTGTACTTGCAAGTCTTTAGATTCATGATTCTCTTTGGGGGAACATATGTTGGTACCCCCCATGAACTTTTGTTCACCCCCCCCATCACCAGTTATCTGGTCCTGCCTCAGGCTATCCTCCATCTGTTGCACCCACCTGAACTTATACACATTCGACTGCTGCCCACCGTCATCGGCCTTCCGTTCTACGACCTCGATGAGATTTGCCTCCTTGAGCTTCTTGACGAGGTCGCACACATACTTTCTCGAGATACACAGATCGTCTGCGAGCGTGCCAAGGGCAGGCCACGCAGCGCCATTGGCTCCGGCGTATCGCGCCAGTTGAGCATACAACAGCTTGGCTGCCGCCGGAACCGCTGACATTCCCATCAGCCATTCAGGGACAAAGCATCCGCTGAACATCTTGTGCGGGTTAATGTAATCTCCTACGCTCGGCATCACTCAACCTCCTGAAAATAGAAACGCGCCGGAAGTGTCAGGCATCCATACCCGAGAGTATTGATGCATCTTCCGGCGCGGGAAGCGCGGCTTTTGATCCAGTGCTCGGATATAGTATGCCTGACGGGATAAAATCTACGGCCGTTCACAGGATTTGTCAAGAGGCAATCTCCTTGTTAAATTCCATCAGATTCGTCATGCTCATTTTCAGCCTTATTTTTCTTCTTTCTGCCACCTCTTGCACCGTAATATCTTGCCGAATAAATAGATTTTCATTTGTCCAAATAACCTCTTTATGTTGGTATTTGTTCCCTCTGGACGAAACAAGAGGCTTAAATGGAAGCCAATTTTGTCCTTCCGCTTCACATACTATTACTTGTCCTGTTAGTTGTTTGCACCAATCTCCGAGATGTTGATAATCAATGGCATTGCACCCGTATTTGTAATACTTGCCACCGATAACATAAGGTGGATCAACAAACCAAGTTGCTTCGATACTGGGGGACTCTTTCTCGTAGTCTCCACAAATGACTTTCCAATGTCGTATTTTCTCCAAGTTGTTGGCAATTGATTCTAATCTAAATTGTTGAGTATTTGGTCTAACAACTGTTTTCCACCTCGATGCTGTCTTTTTTGGCATGGATGGGGCACCAGTAATGATGAAGCCCACCAAATCTTTCTGCTCTTGGCAATCCCACTTAAAGTCATCTGTGTTTTCCCCACACTTCAACTGACGAATAGATAGAATGTCGGCTTTAGAACATTTTTGGAGCCATTTCCACAAGTTACATATAACATCATATTTTTCTATTAGGATTACATCCCTGTCCCAATACATTAAAGCGTATTGTGCTGTTCCTGCAAATGGTTCAATAATAGTTCCATATTGGGGAGCAGGGTAATGCTTAACTATTTTTGACTTGCTTCCGTAGTATCCCCACATAATTTCAACTCCTTAACTATTTTCTCGTTTGCATCCACGTTTCACAGTTCGTATCCACAGTTAGGACAAGTCGGTCCTGCCGTCTCCCCGGCGGCCTCTGCGGGTTCTGGTTTCGGATCCGATGCCTTCTTATTCTCCTTGACTTCTTCCTGCAGCCTGTCCCGGGGCGTGACGGCCGCACGACCCAGCACCTCCAGCGCATTCTCCTCGGTGATCTCGAAGTCTCGCCGCATGAGGTCGCTTTTATACTGTCCCAGCGCCGCGAGCGTCCCCACCGGCACTCCCCACTCCAGCCACCGGCCGTAGGCCTGCCCGCAGCGGATGGCCTTACGAAAGGCATCATAAGAGAGCGGCAGGTTGATCCCGCCGCTCTCTGTCGGTGCGTGGTAGAGGTCCTGGAGGCTGTCAAACCCCTCGATCTCCCAGGCGGTCTGCTCGTCGTCGCGCGTAGCGTCATACTGCGCCAGCGTTAGGGCCGTAATCACATAGCCACCCTCCAGCATATCACGACCCTGTATCGCTGACGCTTTGAGCCGCCGGGCCTGGACGACAGCTTCAGTCGTTTGTTCTGGATCTTTCATGGATTAGCTCCGGTAACCACGGCATCGATCGGATCTTGTCGTTCACCCAATCCACGTGTTTACACGCTCGCTGGTGCCCCCGTGCCGTGTAGTCGGGGCAGTCGCATCCCCCGTGGGTCAGCCCGGGGCGCACGCGGTAGACTGTGCCGTCCCGCTTATGGATGTGCCAGACACCCCCCACAGGGATATCTGGCACCGAGTAATGTTTGCCCTCTGCCATCGTGAGATATTTAGGCGGCATGGACCTCCTCCTCCTCTGCCTCTTCTGCCTCTTCTGCCTCTTCTGCCTGCTCTTCCTCCCATAAGCGCACCCGCTGAGCAAGCCGCTTCTTCAGCCCCTCGATATAGACATCAGCCTGTTTCCGGTCGCCGCCCTCGAAAGCCTCCCAGGCCTGTTCCATTTCTTTCTCGGTGAACACCGCTGTCCCGCCGTCGTAGGATTCCTCCAGCAGGCGCGTAAACATAGCTCTCTGCTTGTCTGTCGGCCCAACGACCTCAGGGGTGGGTTCGGAGGTGGGTTCGGGGCGATCGTCCGTTTTAGAGCCGTTTCCGGCCGTTCTCGGAGATCGTGCCGGCGGGGAAGGCGATCGCGTGCCATGATCCATACCCTCGGATGACGAGCCCTCCCCACCAGCCTCTATCTCGTCCACCGAGCACATCCCCGTCGCCGTCGCCAGACGCATAGCTCGGTTGGTAGCTCGCCGGGTAGCCATCTCCAGCGGATACTCAGAAAACTTCACGAACCCGCTCAGGTTCTTGGGCGTCGCCGTCCCGTAGTCCACGAACGGCTCGCTGAACCCCTGGATGTGGACCTCGCCGCGGACCAGCACCAGCGGGTCACTGTCTCCCAGCCCCATCATCTGGCGCACCAGACGATACTCCTCCGGTGCCGGGATCTTGCCCTGGATGGCAAAGCACCCAGCCTTGTAGGTCTGCAGCATCTTATACTGCAGACCGGCACCGGTGATGTAGAGACTCCCCTGGATGTTGGCGACAAACTCCTCGGCCTGCTCCGCCGAAAACCCCTCTGCCTCTGCTGCTGCCTTGATCTTTGGATCCATCTACCCCTCCTGTTTAGATTTCGCTGCCTTCTCCGCTGCTGCTTGCGCTGCGAGCACTTTCTCCGCCCTGATGCAGGCGTCGTGGACCTCGATTCCACATTGCTCCCGAACCTCCGGCGCTATGCGCAGCCACCGCTGCTGTATCAGATAGCGACGCGCGGCACGGTTATCGATCTGCGCCTTCAGGCCCCGCAGGGTAAACTTCTCATTCTCGATCCGGAGGCGCTCGATCTCCAGATCCAGCACATCGACGTCCTTCTCGGCCGCCTTCAGCCTCGGACTGTCCTCAGCGATCAGCCGATACATGCGCATCTTCACCGGATCCTTCGTCACATCCTCATCCGGAGTCTGCCGTGCCATCGTCGACCTCCTTCCATACTCCCTCCAACACCTTTCGAGACAATCCCCCCGGGGCATTCGTGCCCCTCTCCCACCTGCTGACCGTTCCCGCATCAGCACCGATCCGGCGCGCGAAGGCTGCCTGCGACAACCCCAGGCGTTTCCTAAGGTCCCTGATCTGCCATCCGAACATATGCTCCTCCTCTCTGTTTGTGATTGCCTATACCATAATATAGGCACTTTCAGGCTACCCGTCCACCAGATATTTTACTGCACGATAGGCCGAGTTTCCCCTAATGCCTTGCAGCCCAACAGCATCCGCCGAAAAACTTTTTTCGTCCGGTGGGCTCAGATAGGCCCAAAAAGCCCTGAAATCGCTTGACATTGGGTGGGCAAATGCTTATATTTTAACTGTGGGGGGGGAAGGACAGGGCAACCGGAACGAGAGGAGATCGAGAGTAAAAGCGAAGTCGAAGGGGCCAGTAGAGAGGGAAGTTGACAATACGCTCTAGGCGCTGGAAGAGACCTTCGACACAATAGCCCACCGGTGAAAGCGACGTGCGAGATGCACCTCTCCTGTAAACCGAATGGCAGGAACAAAACGAATATTGGGCGAGCAGCGACAGGCCGTAGGGGTCGCACCCGTAAAGCGCTTCCAGCCCCTCTATCAACGGGGAGGCAAACGGCAGTTGCACGGTCCTTGACGGACACGTGTCGGGTGCTAGTATAGGCGCGGCGTCACATTGGAGGGTGTATGTATCGCTCTGAGGCAGTGCAAGAGGCCGCACGTCGCAATGCGCGGCGGCAACCGGGAGAGGCTGAGTGGGTGGTAGACTGGTCCTGGACCGAGCACCACCGTCCGGCGCAGATGCATATCGTCAGGCAGGCGAAGCCGGACGAGCAGCCTGACGACCACCTGGACATTGGGCAGGATCAGGCGGCCGACCCGCTGGACCTGTCCTTTTGATCTGAGCCGGGGCGGATACCCCGGCATACAGGATGGGCCCTCAGGCGCAGACAGCGCTGGCGAGAGGGCGTCACGTCAAACTGGAGGGGCTATGAAAAAGATCTTCCGTGTTCCGGCAGGATCGCCGGCGAGGGTGTTCAAAGGCTTCGGCCTGCCCGCTGCGATGGAGAGCGTCGTCACCAACAAAGACGCTGACTATAGCGAGCGAGACGTGATCCTGGACCCCTCGGGGATCAAGGGCTGGCGCACGCCGGAGGGGCGTACCTGGGCCAAGCAGGGATACTTCGGGTTCCGGCTGCCGAAGAACAGCAGGGGCGCCCGGTGGATGATGGTTCACCAGATGTGCGTGGAGGGCATATAATGGCTACGATCAAGAGTCACCAGGTGGCGGTGGACGACAACCGCTGGCAGATCGAAAATAAGTTTGGGGAAACGCTGGAGATCACGATTGACGGTAAAGGAGGCTGGCGCTTTTTCTCGATGGACTGGAGCGAGGGCGAGCAGGATTGGTTTTCGACTCGCATCACCAGGGAAGACGCCGCGCAGTATTGGGACATTCCCAAAACACTCTACTCGTGAGGGAGGGCATATGAGCGAGGTATCGGCGCTGTTCAACCGGCAGTTGGTAGATGCGCGCACCATTAAAGACGCCTGGAAGCGGATCAAGGTCCTCGAGCAGCAGAACACCGACCTAATAAGTGCTTACAAGCAGGTGCGCAAAGAAAACCGGCGGCTGCTCTACTTGCTGGAGGAGGGGTAAAAAGTGGCGCGGAGCCCATCCCTAAGCTCCGCGCCTGCACACACACTAGCCAGGAGAGTAATAATGGCTGTTAATAATATACGTAAAGGGAACATGGACATGCTCGCGAAGCAGATGGAAGACGCCTTGGGCCGGAACATAGACTTCAATGAGCGTAATGAACACACTGTCAGTGTTCATCCTCTAACAGTGTGTTCATTACGCTCATTATTTAAGGGCAAATAAACACACGATAAAGGTTGATAACACCTCGGCCAGGTTCGACTCTACAGTCACTCTGGGATTTTTCTTCCCACATGGCAAGGGGTGGCCTGGCAACCCGACGCGCCGTGAGACCCTGGCGCTGGTGACGGTCGCAAACAATGCCGGGTGGGACGCGGACCACGACCTCGGTGACAGGATAATCTGGTTCCACGAAAGGAGAAGCCATGTCACATTATCAGATGTTGCGTATGAGGGGTTTTGAAGATGTTAGTTCCGTGCGGCGCTCACCCTCTTGGATGTATGCCAGCGCCTGCTCGAAACATTCAGGTTACGCTCTTCACCCCCTCTCCGCACGCCTCAAAGAACTAACGGATTGCGATTTCCTCAAAGAACTAACGGATTGCGATTTCCTCACCTTGACTCCCCTGAACAGGTATATAGGCGATCTGCGTATTGAGGTATCTCATATTGCGGGAGATACTGAAGTGACACTCGGTATACCGACCCGCACCAAGACTTTCCAATCCCTGGAAACCTTTGTCCATTTGTACGATAAGGCTCTGATTTTTACGAACGAATATGCTTATACGCCTGAAGGCACAGAGAGATTTATCAAGGAAGTTCTATGACCGGAATTATTAGAGGCGCCCGCGTGCAGTATTCAGCCCGCTGGCTGCGGTCAGTGGGAATGCTCACCGGTCTGGTGCCCTTCGCCAAGGGCATCGTGACCGGCATCGAACAGATCAGCAACACCAGCAGGGTTGCCACCGTCCGATGGAATGATGGCGACCTGCCGGCAAGGGTACTGGCAAGCAACCTCTCTCTGGTCGGGCGGCCGGAGATCGATTAGCCAATCGTGCAGGAGGCCGGGCAACCGGCCATTGTGGGAGCGACCTGCTGGACCCCCGTAACTCCGGAGCACTGCGACGGGAACAGCAGAGTATAGGTTACACGGGAGACCGGTAGTGCAAGAAGCCGTTGCATTTCAGCGCCCGTGAGGGGGTTCGAGCCCCCCCCCGCTCCCAGCCACCCTAGAGACAGGGAGTTTGCACACTGTGCAAACTGGCGTCGGCTACACACACGAAAGGAGGGACTATGAAGATCGCCAAAA